GAACAAGAGTACGTAATGGTATTGTATATCTCGAAGGCCGATTGTACTGGCAAGACATCGCAAATCAAACCATAGTTCCTGCTCTGAATATTCAAGCAGATCGTCAGTCTGAATATACGCTAAATACCGAAGATATATGGAAGCGTTATTACGTGCATTATCAAACAGACTTCTCTGACCTTAATACGATTGACTTCTACGACCCGACTGATTGCGAGTATAGCACCGAGCCAGTACTAATTGGTAATGCTGATTTGGTTTCTATTCGAGGCCTTAATGATGTAAATATACCCTTCGCTCTAGGTGTTCGGAAGAACAAATTAAACTTTCTTGAAAAGACTGCCAAGCTATTTTTTGAATTTGCAGATAATGTAGTATTCGGTTTTGGTGGTTACTCTAATTTTACTGCTTTAATACAAAACAGAATAGGTGTTATGATTGTCTCTCAGCAATTCTATTCTACAACCAAGATGCTCTACACGATTGGTGGCAAACAACCTGCCAATTACACAGACTTGATCTCGGCAAATAGCATTTATCAGCAACATCATAAGATTAATGAAATTGCTATAAATGACTTCAAGATATTTAAAGATGCTCCAGTGCGAATGAATGATGAAATATTTGTAACTTTACTGACTAATAACTACGTGGAAATTGATGGTAAGATATGTGAGCTACTTTCAATTACTTACAAGGATGAGCAGTCGATTGCCAGTATAAGTTATAAACAACCATTCGATTACGCTAATGGGAAAACAAATGTATTAACGATTAACGACTGATGGAGGATATTTCAAAACTAGCAAAAAATATGGGTAGCAATCTCAAAGATATGTTGAATATGTTAGATAAAAATATGGCTCAACTTCAAGATGATAATAACCCAGTTATTAAGAACGCTCGTATTGATGTTAGCAATATGTTGAACGCTCTGAAAAATGGTGACTCTACTCCAGTTGAAGAAATAATCAAGAAATATGGCAGTAATAATAGATAATATTGACTTCAATAATGGTGTAAATACCACTCCGTTTTACCGTTCAAATGCAGGCGATAGAATTGATGTTAGTATGTTTGTGAGGGTTGCTTCACGTGTAAACTCTATCAACAATCCACTCACGCTAGACCCAATTTTAACTCAAATTACTTCGCCTTCGCAATCATGGCTCGAAGCAGGGTTTAGAGCAGGTGACGCAGTGTTAGTTCAAGTTCGTGATTCATCCAATGTTATTATTAACTCCTACTATACATCAGTTCAATCTGTTAGTAACTCGGTGTTAGACGTTACTTCGCAACTTGGTTTCTACGATTTTACGCTAGGACAAACTATTGAATATATCGTGGTACAGAGCACTGGCTCTCCGCAAGAAATACAAAAAGATGAGTTAGATATTTTACTTAATCAAACCATAAATAATAATACTGGAACTCCAGCGTCATTAATCGATGGAGAGACTACGAGAATACGTATTACTGGTATTTCTTCATCAGTTTTAAACATTCCAATAAATGGAGTTGTACTAGGAAATCAGTCCGGGCAGATGTTAATAAGTGGCTCGGTAACTCGAATCACTCCCACTGATGTTTTATACCGATATAGAATCGACTTGTCATTCGTGAATACTGGTATGTTTGATGACGGAACTTGGTTTTTCACAGCGTCCTGCATTAAAGCGTTTATATCTATGGAATGGGCAAGAGTTCCAAATGAGCCATATGCAAGGCAAATACTCACTTATAATGATAACGCTGATACTGGTTACTACGATGAGCCTTATAATACTGGTATAAGTGATTCTACGCTCCTGCAGGGGATATCTGATGTTAGTTATTGTGCACCTTCTACGCATACCATTGTTGTCGATGGACCGACTGCAGATATTCAAATAGGAGCCTGCTATTTACCACAAGATGATACCTACTTCAAAAACAAGCTCCAGAGCCAATTAGATTTGAGCATGGTGATTCCTTCTACTGATTTAGTGGTGGGTACTTATACTTCACCTCTCAATCCTTCCGGAGCTGGTTACGAAATTAACGTTACGAATATTGCAGTAGTAGGTAGTCAAACAAGTATTGAGTTTACAATAGTTCCGAATGCATTATTTGAAGCGTTTATGGAGACTCGAGACGTATCAGATCGTTTGTTTTTATTCTGGGTGCGATGTGGAAATATTAATCACTTAGCTTATTCAACTAATCTGATATGCGCTCCAGTTCCTGCAGACCCACTTGTATTGTTTTACTCCGCAGAATTTCTAGACCATTCATTGAATTTAGACCAATTTTCTGGCGAGATAGAGGATAGAATATTTAATACAGAAGACGACCTAGCATTGTATAGCGAATTTCGTTTAATGAAGGGTGTTACCTATGATGAGTTTAATGTGTACGTAGAAGCTAAGAATAGCGTAACTGAGGAATCTTTTACCCTTCGTGCGTATTCGTTTTCCTTCGCTGGTGTTCAAATTAGTAATGACGGCCGATATTTACTTAACGAATTGATTGCAGTTAATAGCTCCCTGCCTTCAACCTCTCAAAAGATTAATGCTAAACTACGTCTTGAGCCATTGCTAGATAATGTTACAGAATACGGAGTTTCAATTTACGCTCCAGTGTTATTAGATTGGAGATACTGGCTATCTCAACTAAATGCCAATGTTGACTTCTATCCTACTCAGAACAGAAACTGGGAGCAGTACGATAATATTGGCGACTGGGGTGTTCAAATGCGATTAGAATTAGTTGCTGATGGAATCTCAAATAACTATGATGCTCCACTCACTATTCTTGATTACGACTCGGAGCCGAATATAATTAGTGATATTCAACTATTCATTGATTCTACTGCGCAAAACGTAGATATAATTACCGAGGGGTTGCTAATGCGTATTGTAGTAACTCACGAATTAATTAGTGGCGACTGGGGTGCAAACGCTTGGGGAATGATTACTGCAGAGCCTACCGAGGCCTCTCCACGTAAAATAATTTCCACAGCTATTCCGTATGATTTTGACGCTTCTAATCCATTCGCTCCTCTTGATAATATTGCAATGGTTGTGACATATCCTGCTCCGAATATTGCACGCATGGAATGTTATTTCAATCCAGACTTGATAAATACAATTAATGGTGTTAAATTTACATCAAAAATAAAGAAAATATGTGGTGATGTTTCAACGAAAACTACAACAAGTGGTGATGTTAAACAGACAACAACTGGAATCGATAAAACAACAACATAAGGTATGGCAAATATTAATCAATATCCGTTAGAAGCCTTGACGCTTCAAGATGCAGACTACTTGGACCTAGATGCTTCCGTAGGAGTAGGAGTTTATGCTACCAAGAAACTGACTGGACTTAATTTAAAAGACTCGGTTTTAACTTTTATCACTCCGAATTTAGATGCTCGAGATACAGCAAATAGAGATCGTGCAAATCATACTGGAACACAAGACGTTTCTACCATTACTGGACTGGCAGTAGTGGCAACAACCAACGATTATAATGACCTAGATAATTTGCCAATTATACCTAGTCCGTTTGTAAATAAATTTACTGAACAAACGTATGGCTATGATATGTCTCAGGCGGCTGGCTTTACTTGGAATGGTCTGACTATCAATCCGACCACGTTAGTAACTATTTCTCAGCGTTGGAGAGCTCAAGAATTTGACGGAAATGGTCAACCAGACGGATGCTTTGTAAATTTTACTATTCCTTCTACTTATACTGCTGGGAACGATATCAGAGTAATTTTAAAACTAACTTGTGGAACTGCAGGGAACGCTTTTTTCGGTTGTGGATTGACCTCTTTAGACTTTTTAGGTGGTTATGGTGGCGAAACTGAGGCGACATATCAAACAGCGGTTATTACTTTTTTAGCTGGTTTTAATGACGATAGTTTGACTTTTATTTTTAGTGGTGCAAGTTTAAGTCCTCTGAAGCCTTTAGCAATTAATATATATCGTCAACCACAGAACCCTTTAGACACAAATAATCAAGATGCTTATATTAACGCAATAATTATAGAAGAAGTATGATAACAGAAACTTATCACGAAAGAAATATGGCACGTCAGACCAAGTTAGAAATGTCAACTACCTCGTTTATTGATTATTTTATGACTTTAGGAGATGATTTATTAACTGCTGAAAGCAAAGTGGCAGAATTATCTACTAAATGCGCTGAATGGTTGTTTCCTTATGTATTAGGAAATACTCAACCTTTAATTGACTCAATAAATGCTAGTACTTTGGTGTTTATGGACGAAAATGCCAAGAAGTTTATAATTGAAAAACTATCATAATGCCAATAGAATGCGAATGTATTAGGTTGTGTATGGGTAATGATTCCAGTGCTGAATGTATTGAATTAAACGCTCCGACTGGTATTTTTAATGGCAAACCATTCTGGCAATTTACGTTATTGGGACACAATTTTGAGTTAGTTTTTACGAGTACTGGACCCAGTTGGATTATTGATAATATTGCAGTAATCGGACAACCTCCAGACAATGGAGCATTGTGGTTTAATTCAAAAGATGAGAAAGATTGTCCTACAAATATTGTATTCGATTACGTTGCTGGTTTTCTTACAGATGCTATTACAACTGATTGCATAGGTTGTGTTCCTATTCAAGAACGAACTAAAAAAGAATATCAATCTATACGGCTTCCAGAAGTGTTTATGGAGCAGGACAGAGGCTTTAAAGTGTGTTGTGACTGTCCTATGTTGGTGTTAGGTAGTCCAGAGTCTGAAACATGGAAAACAGATAAGACTTCTGCATGGATAAAATTATCATCACCTGCTGATTCTAGCTCCTTCACTTTATTAAAAAATGGTCAGCCAGTGGCCTTTACTCCAGATGTATTTAGCTTTCCAAATGAGCCGAATGCCTTCTACACTACAATAAACTGGTTTAATGTGCTCCAGTCTGATGGAATCGGATGCTATGAATTGAAAGTAGGTTTCAATATTGCTGGTGTCATAAGTGAATTTACATGGGGCAAATACGACCTCAAACCATACTCAATAACAAATGCTCTAGAAACTGCTCGTATAAGGGTTAAATACAACTTAAAACAAGAAATAGAGGGTATTGACTTCACTGGTGCAAATGTAGAAGACTGCATACGCTTTAATGGTTTTATAGGTGAACGTCAACCAAACACAGAAATTGATAATCTTATCTATCAAGACCGAGTAATGAAAACAGTTATTCGTGAAAACTTAGATACGTTTATTATTACAACTGATCCCCTTCTCGAATGCTTTATAAGAGTTCTTACGGACCTATTCCTGCTGAGTGAAAACGAAATGTACATATCAGATTACAATGCTCACAACCATAGTTACAGAATACTAGATATACCGGTTACCCTTGAAGAAACGTCAGAGATTGACTACTTAGATAAATACCAAAGAAGGGCAAAATTGACTGCGGTTGTAGGACTACGAAAAAAGAATAAACGCACATATTACTGATGTTATGATAAATATTGAAGACAACGATTTATGGGCGGTTGCAGTAGGTGTAGCAGGCTCGATTTTAAAAGGAGTTAAAAAAAAATTAGAAATGAGAGCATTAATAATTCAAATGGTTTTAGGTGGAATACTTGCATATGGAACTATAGGTGTTATAGATACGTTCTTTGCTGATTTAGATAGCAAGATTATCATTGTCGTTTCTTTTTCAGTTGGCTGGGTAGCTAATGAATTAACTGAGTATCTTGATGCGTCAATAAAGGCTCTAGCAGATAAATACCTAAAAAAATGGCTAAAATAAGACGTATATGTTTCTGGGTGTTATTCATATCTTGGATAATATTACTGATTGTAATAACTGCCTGCAGTCCAGTTAAACGTCACTCGAGGTTAGTCGATAAATTTCCTTATGTACATACGCAAGATACAATAATTTTACGAGACACAATTAGAGAGGTTATTAGGTCAGAAAAGACTGATACTATAGTTCACTTCAAGACCCTTCGTGATACGTTATTTATCGACAAAGAGAGGGTAAGAATACGCATTCATACAATTCATGACTCGGTCTATGTTGATGCTGAATGTAAAGAGGTGATTGTTGAAAAAGTTGTTGAACGTAAAATACCGATCGTTCACTACGAAAAAGTACCAGAACACTCATGGCTAAAATACGTTATTGTATTCGCCATTGTTCTGTTTACCTTATATTCAATATTTAATAGCAAAAGAAATGAGTAAATTTAACTACATTATTGACGCTGGTCATGGTGGAATGATTGATGGTGTTTATCAAACTGCAGGCAAAAGAAGTCCTATGCATGAGGGTAAAACATTGCTATACGAAGGTGTTAATAATCGTATAAACTCTGAGAAGATTATTTGTGAGCTGGCCAAAAGAAATATTGACTGCACATACCTCACTCCTACTGCAATTGATACCTCACTTACTGAAAGAGTTCGAAGGGTAAATAATATAAACGCTGCAAAAAAAAGTATATTGGTTTCCATTCATTCAAACGCTGCAGGAAATGGAAAAGAGTGGATGCAGGCCTCTGGAATTTCTTTGCATATTGCACCAAATCACTCAAGAACAACTGCAGTATTTTCACAAATATTGTGGGAAGAAATCAAGTCAGAATTTAAAGGTATGACAAAATTTCGTGGCATAAAACAAGATAAATTTACCATGATTACCAAAACAGATTGTCCTGCAATTTTATGTGAATATGGCTTCCACGATCACCTGGAAGAAACGAAATTAATGCAGACTGATAAGTGGAGAAATGCACTGGTAAATTCAATAATTCGAGCCGTCGAAATTTACGAAATGTACTAAAAAATTTACCAAAAAAGGTCGTAAAAACGACCTAAAAAAGTACAAAAAAAGTCTGATTTTTATGAAATACCAAAATACTCTGAGACGCAAATAGAGCCGTTTAGAGCGACTTTAACGTTTCTATAGTACTGGGTGTCCTAAAATAAAAGATACGCAGAATGCTATCTATCACAGAGCTACCAAAGGCCTTGTTTAAATTTTAACGAAAATACACAAGTTTTTACTCTAAACTTCTGTAGGCCTTGCTGATAGAGGCCTAGCAATGTTATTTAAAAAAAACTTGTTTTTATCATTTATTGTGTAATACATTTGTGCTGAACATTAAAAACAGAAAAAATGGAACACACAAAAAGTGGTCTTGTACAGCCAGAAATGTACAAAGAATTTCATGTCGTTTATTATATTAGTCGGCAATTTCCTCCCATGGTATCATCACAAAATATTCGGTCAATCAGCCTGCTGAAAGCACTGCAATATTTTATTGAAGTCAATCCAGATTTAGAAAATGATGTATTGTACATAACTCAAAAAGTATAGCCATGAATCACAAAGAAAGAATTAAAAATAATCTCCAAAAGTTTGACGCAGGCAACTGGAACAAATATACTTATGCGCATGACTTCAACTGCTCAGTTAATTATGTTGAAGGTGTGTTAAATGAAGTTCTTCAAGAAAGAATAGACACTCACCGATGGGAGTTGATTGCCGAAGGTATTCCGTTATTTGCGCATATGATTATTGAGGTGCCAGAGGTTATCGAGGTGCACCCAAAACAAGTGTTTAATCTAGGTGCCAATAAGGTGCTGGCTATTTATGAATCTAAAATGAACAACGATGAGCAAATTTAAAGAAATTACTAGTTGCAAGGAAAGAGTTAAATACCTTCTAACAAAATATGCACATTTGAGAGATGATGACAACAAGCTTATAGCGACCTTCTGGTACAATGAGATAGGTCAACAAGTGGTGGCTAATATGAATGCTATGACTTTTTTGGAATCTTTCGCTAGTGGTCGTGTGACTAACCCTGAATCAGTAAGACGTATGCGGCAGAAACTACAAGAAGAGCAACCAGAGCTCCGAGGCCATGCGTACAAAAATAGGCATGAGGCTGAAATTGATGTAAGGACTAATATCAATAAGCCATGAAAGGAAAACAATCATTCATTCTGTACTCGGACCTAAAGAGTACATTAGACCAGATTCCTGATGAGGTTGCTGGCAGGTTGTTTAAGCACGTACTAGACTATGTGAATGACCTTGACCCACAAACAGACGAACTAATACTTAAGGTGGCCTTCGAGCCAATTAAACAGCAGTTGAAAAGAGACCTTAAAAACTGGGACCAAGTAAGGGATAAGCGGTCATCTGCAGGTAAGCTATCAGCAGCTCAAAGGCAACTATTCTCAACAAGTGTTGAAAGTGTTCAACAAGGCTCAACAGAATCAACTGGTAATGTTAATGTAAATGTAAATGATAATGATAATGTAATTGATTATGAAAAACTAATTGATGTATATAACTTGATCTTCGGTAAACAATGTCGTGTAATAGCTCCTGCGATCCGTAATAAGTATAAGGCAAGGTTAAAAGAAGGTTACACTAAGCATGATATAGTAAACGCTATGAAGGAAGCAAAGAAAGATGAATACCACAAGTCCTGCGATTATAAATATTGCACTCTGGAGTTCTTTTCACGTCCCGACAAGTTAGATAGGTTTAGCCAAGTCAGTAAAGTAATAACTAAATACGTACCAACAAAATGAAAGATTTAGACAAAATATTCGGGTTAGTTTTAATAGCTGACCACGAACTTCAAAATAAGATACTATCAAGTATAGATGAACATTGGCTATTGACTGACTTCCATAAAGACATATTTACCAGTATGAATAAATGTGCTGGTCAAAATGATAGTATAGATTTAGTCAGTGTGATCTCTCGAATGAAGGAGCTCCCGACCTTTAAGCAGTCGAACATTTATGAACTTTCATCCATATCTAATGACTGCAGTTATGTAGAGTTAATGCATTGGCAGATGCTCTTAGCCGAATGTCATAAAGGATATGTAGTAAGGAAAATGAGTAAACTGGCTTTAAGGTTGAATGAACAAACGCAAACGCAAAGTACATTATCTAGTTATTCTGACCTTCTGGAATCTTCACTTCAAGAAATTGCCTTTAAACACACTCAAACAGAAACGAACATACATATTGTTGCCAAGGTGATGAAACGTCACGATATGGCAAAAGAGGGTATCATAGAGGGTGTTGAGCTACCTTACGTGGAGTTTAAAAGAGTTATTTTATTGGAGTCGGTCGATTTGATGGTTGTGGGTGCCAGACCAGCAATGGGTAAAACAGCATTTGTTATTTCCACTGCGGTCAAGATGGCCATGAATAATAGTAAGGTACTTGTATTCGCTCTAGAGATGTCAAAGGAGCAAATGATGAGGCGAGTGCTCTCTAATATAGCGGTCGTGGACTCTAATAGAATCAAGTATGGTGAATGTAATACTTACGAGAAATCTAAAATTGAGCTGGCTAAACATGAAGAGAGGCTAAACAATATTATACTCGAGGAAGGTACTCAAACTATAAATAGCATAGCACGTCTGATCTCCATTCATAAGCCGGATATAGTATTCGTTGATTATCTTCAAAAAGTCAAAGGCAGTAGCAAGGATGATTTGTACACTAGCGTAACCAAGGTATCTAACGGACTGAAAGAGATTTGTCAAAACATGCATATTCCAATTATTGCTATGGCTCAACTTTCGAGGCCAGAAACAACAAAGGTTGGTAGACGGCCTTCGCTCCCAGACCTTCGTCAATCTGGGGAAATTGAACAAGATGCCTCTATTGTAGCGTTCCTGCATAGGCCAGAGTATTATGGTGAGGAAACATTAGAAGATGGCTCGGACGCTACTGGAGTATGTGAGGTTATAATAGGTAAAAATAGAGAAGGCGAGATAGGTGTTTACCCTATGCGAGTTGACTTAAAGACTTCTACCTTTCTAAAAAGAGAAAATATTAATACTTTTGATTCAAACAAAATTGAATCAAATGATGAGTTCGCTCCCTTTTAAAGAAAAGAAGTGTAAAGCCTGCAGTAGTACTTTTAAGGCCTATAAGAGTACTGCGCAGGTTTGTTCTAATACTTGTGCTATCCAATATGCTAAAACAAAGAGAATAGCCATCGAGAAGCGTGAATCTAATGTGCGATTAAAAAAACTGAAAGAAGACTTACTAACTATTCAGCAGTTAGTATCAATAGTTCAAGTGGTGTTTAATAAGTATGTGCGTGAAAGGGATAAGAATTTACCTTGCATATCCTGCTCCAAATTATTAGTAGGTAAGTTTGATGCAGGCCACTACCATAACGCTAACAATCATTGGAACGTCAGATTTGATGAAAGGAATGTGCATGGCCAGTGTGTATATTGCAATCAACACTTGTCTGCAAATCTAATCAATTATCGATCTGGCCTTCTGAATAGAATAGGTGAGCAACAATTAGCTGAACTGGACTCAATCGCTAACGAGACGAGGAAATTCACTAAATCAGAGCTTTATTCCATTATGGCATACTATAGGAACAAAAATAAGTAATTTTTTTTTCCATCTCAATCGCTATCTATCACAAGCATTTAAAATTTAATAGTAACTTTTATAAAAAAAAGTTGCCAAAAAATTAGTTTAAACAAATCATCGAACATATATTTGGACCAGTTCTTTGAAAAATACGTCAGTCTGAAAGCTATCTCATCCGAGAAGCAGGTATCGAAAGCTCTATGTTTTCGATGGTTGTGGAGGGGTGGGGGTGAGTAAAATTAACGTCGGTTGCCAATGGTTAGGAGGGGAAAACGCTATGTTTTCTACGAGGTGCTCCAGCCCTACTACACTCAGAATGCATATCCAGTCGAGTCTGGAAGTGGGGGACTAACAATTAAAAACAGAAATAATGGAAATGTATAACCCAGAAACTATTCAAACACTTGAAATCACCTTTAGCTTAAGAGATTTGAAGCTCGGAGCAGAATTATTAACAAGGCTTGGTTTACGCAAAGAGGGTTTAGCCTTCAGCGAAACATTTATTATCAAAGTAGAAGACTGGATGATCCCGGACCTAGAGTTCGAGTTAAGGTCAAGCGGACTTGAGTTCGAAATGTGGTATTAACAATTAAAAACAGAAAAAATGACTAAAGTAAACAGAATAGAGAAGTTGAAAACTCAGCACCAGTTAATGTGTGAGTTGCATGGTTTTAAAAACCAAAAATGTATTGAACTTAGAATACGAATTTTTAAATTAATGAACAATTAAAAACAAGAAAACATGAACGCAAGTACAATTGAAAAACTAAGAAAAACATTGCTAGAACTTCAAGACGAAATGACTGAACAACTGGAAGAAATTGTTACAGACAGACAAGACCAATTTTCTGAAAGAACAGACAAATGGCAAGAGTCAGAACGAGGTCAAGAATTCGAGGAAAAGACTGATGAGCTAGATGGTTTTACTGATGAAATTAAACAACTCTTCTGGGAAATTGAACAAAAATTAGACGAAATTATTGAATTGTAATTAACCAAAAACGGGGAGCAGGTTCCGACCAACTGCATTAACAATTAAAAACAAGGAATTATGACATTATTTTTAAAATTAGGAGCAAAGATTGATGAGTGTAAAAGACACGTATTTAATGAGGGTTATAGTTATGATGAAGCACATAATTATGTTAAGTTAGTTTTTGAGGAAACTGGTTTTAAATTTGGTGTTTTTGATTATGTAGAAAAAGAAGAAATAGAAAATGTAATTGAGCATTTAAATAATAAGATATTAAAAAATTAAGGACATAGAGATTAAAACAAAAAACAGAAAATATGGAAAATTTAAACATTGACGAAGTGAACAACATGAGTGCTGATGAGTTTAACGATATCCTTGAGATTAAATTTAAGGACGTATTGCTCTCCAGAATTACAGAAGTGATTAACACTGATGAGGGTACTCAGCATACTAGGTTGAAAAATATTAAAGCGTTAACCCTGCTGGAAGAAGTTATTAGAATTAACAGAAGGTCACTTAAAGTAAGTAGTCAAGGTGTTGGCTTGAAAGGTAAGGAGAAGACGCAAAACAGAGCAGACCTTGATAATCTATTTGAGTGCGAAAAGATTTACAAACTTGAATTGATTCAATTAATCACTCAACTATAAATTAATCTGGGGGCGGTCATTGGTCGCTCCCTTTATAAAAAACAGAAAATATGAACTCAATGATTTTTAACGTTACCAAAAAAGTAAGTCTATTGAACGACGAATTAGAGTTAGTTCAAAAGAAAGTAGATAAGAACTTCCTTCACTCTTACGAATGGGGTTACCTTGACGATATGTATTTACTGAATCAGCGTATCGCAATTATGGAAGACTTTGCCTGCTCAATGGAGCGTAAGCAACAGAACGATGAGGAAGCAGGTTTACCAGTGTATGAATATGATATTTTTAAGAGCCTTTACGAAGGCCTTGTACAATACTACTTAGGTATGGAAATTGGTCGTAGCTCTCTGGCAGCTTCCAATAAGGCCTCGGAGCTCCGTATGAAAGCTGTAATATTGAGTATTAATGAGCTTAAATGGTATTTATAAATTTAAAACAGAAAAAAATGGGATATAGTAAAGCAATCTGGAATGACGTCACTTCATGTGGCTATAAGCAGTCACCTTCGTGGGGAGGAATGAATAACGTGAAACAAGTAACGTATGTAGGCTCCAGTCCTCAAAACTCACACGAGCTCGCTTCATTAGAAATCAGTCGAAAGTTTTATGACCGATTTGTAGCCTTCAATTATGTAGTTGATGGCAAGTTACTCAGTCAATCAATCTTCCTTCGGAATAAAGATAAAGCAGGTGAGTTTATTGAGAAACGTCTGAAAGGGTTTATCAACTACTCTAACCAGAGTACGCACCCTGCTAATAGAAAGGCCGATAAATTAACGAACGCTAAAAAACAATAGTATGCTACCAGAAATAAAAATAAAAGTAAGTATTGAGCCTTCTGAGAAGGTTTATAAGATATCTTCATCCGCAGAGGCTGCAGAATTATTTAAGGAATTGTTTGACAAAGACCAAATACAATGGAAGGAAGAGGTAATAATGTTATGCTTAAACAGACAGAATCATGTGTTAGGCTACTTTAAGATTTCCTCTGGTGGAACAACTGCTTCAATAGTAGATGCTAAAGTAATATTTACCATTGCATTGAATTGTACTGCGTCTAGCATTATACTGGCACACAATCATCCTTCTGGAAGCCTTAAACCTTCTGAGCCAGACAAGGCTATAACTAATAAAATTAAAGAGGCTGGCAAAATATTAGATATTGCCCTGCTTGACCACTTGATTATCACATCAGAAAACTTTTATTCATTCGCAGACGAAGGCCTGCTCTAAACTTAAGATATGAAGATTGAACAAATGAAACAATTAAGAGCAGTATCACGCTCCGTAAAGGTGTGGAACTTGCTAGATGAAACTGCAGCACTAGGCCTTGTGGAAGGTCATGTAAAGAAGATTGTAGAATACTCAGATAGCCATTGGGTAATGGTGTTTGAGGTTATGCATAACAACACTCCATATTGCATAATGTATAAAGGCGATAAAGGGCATAGAATGTCATGTGGAATTGACTGGGTGCTGATAGATGTTTTCTCGTTAAAAACTGGCAAGCAAATGCGAAAGAAAGACGCTAAAATAATGCTAGATGAATTGTACATTCGAGGTCAAGTAAAAACATTCGACACGTCCGAACTGGTTTGCAACTATAAAACTCCGAGTAAATATAGCTCCTTCGCTTCGCTTGATTATAACGGAAAATTGTATTATCTTGTAAGGTCAGCAACTGGCCTTGTATTAGTTGTTAACTCAAAGGGTCACGCATTATTCGTGGCCGATACCATAAAAGAGGCTAAAATAGGTATCAAACAAACATGTATTAACCAAAATAAATAAATAGCTATGGACAAACAATTAGCAAAGGCTCTGGCCGATTTTCAGCAGGAAGTACCTGCTATCTTTAAAGGTACTGCAGGTTATGGGTACAAGTATGCGGACCTACCTGCAATTTTATCAGTGATTAACCCATTAATGCAGAAGCACAAACTCGGTTTTACCCAGTTAGTAGGCTCTTATCAGTTAACAACTGCAATCTATCACGTTGAGACTGGTCAAGCAATCGAGACGACTATGGATATTCCGCAGGGAGTTGTACTCAAGGGAATGAATGACTTTCAAGTTCTGGGGTCAGCCATTAGTTACTGCAAGAGGTACCAATTATCCGCAATTCTTGGGTTGGTGACTGATGCGGACACAGACGCTGCAGGCGAACAACTGAAAGCAGCATTACCCAAGATTTCAGATGCTCGATTTAAGGCTGCATTAAAAGCAATCGAAGATGGAACATACGATGTAGAGACGTTGAAATCAAAGTTTTCTCTAAGTAATGAACAACTAAAACAACTTAATTAATGAAGAAGGATATGAACTTTGCGGAGCAACTAATACGTTGCTCCGCTTTAGGCAATATTATGACGACCTCTCGAGGTTCTGAAATTACTGCCAAACAAACAGAAGAGTTAAATGAACTTTTAACCAAGATTAAGCTAACCGAGAAACAAGCTCATCGCAGGGACGAACTTGTTGCCAAGCGTGATGCTCAGCCGGAGCTCAGTGCAACAGCAAAAAGCTATCTCAAGGAGTTGTTTTTAGAATCTGTATTCGGACGACAACACTTTATGCAGAATAAGTATACCGAGAAAGGTACTCTATGCGAAATGGAAGGAATACGATTAGCCAACGATGTACTTAAATGGAATTTAGATGATGATTCTATGGCACTTCTCGAGTTTTCTAAGGTAAGGGTTAATAATGAGTGGATAACTGGCGAGATGGACGTTAATTTGCCTTCTTTGTTAGCTGACATTAAATGCCCTTGGGACTTGTTTACATTTCCCTTCTTTGAAAGTGAGCTACCGAATAAGGACTACTACTGGCAATTACAAGGGTATATGATGCTGACTGGCCACAAGTCATCTGAGCTTGTGTATTGCTTAGTGGATGCTCCGGAACATATGATTATTGATGAGCAACGTAGAAGAGAATGGCAACGTAAAGATATTGAGCTCCCTCAAGAAATTGCTGACCAAATCAGAAGAGACATGACCTTTGGGGATATCAGTCCAGAAATACGTGTAAAGCGGTGGGTAATTGATCGTAATGACGAAGACATCGAAAAGATTAAGCAACACGTAGAAATGGCTCGGGAATATTTAGATTGTCTGTACTCGGCATTTAATTTACAATTAATAAAAATAAACTTATGAATTGGAAGTTCTGGAAAAAAAAGAAGAAGCAATTTAAGGACGAGGAAATCATTCGTTTAGTCGGTGCATTGACGATTATGGAAATCAAAAATTCACGTAGCTTCCGACGTAAAATAGAAAAGACGGCATATGGTCGCAAGGTTAATCAATTAATTCATTATTAAATTAGTAAGTATGGAATTTATAGCAACAATTAAAGAGTTTACTCCACTGGTAGAGTATTCAGCAAAGTTTTCAGCAATGACTGCAATAGTTGAAACTGACGACAAGTACCCACAAACATTAGAGGTGCAGTTTTCTAATGATGCGGTTTCGCTCCTGCGAGATTTCAATGTAGGTGACGTAGTTGTAATGTATTGTGATATTCGTGGAAACGTCTGGGAGAGTCCTAACGGACCGAAGTATTTTACCAAGTTGGTAGGGTGGAAGATATCTCTAGCTAAAGAGGTTATCAAAGAGCGTAAGCCACTAGGTAATATTGAGGCCAATTTTCTTGAAGCAGAGATAGATGCTCTGAATGAAGATTTGGAAAACGACCTGCCGTTTTAGTAATTAATGAAAAGCAACAAGGTACTTTGCCTTGTTGCTATTTTAAATCAGAATAAGATGGGAAAAAAAACTTGGTTATATTCTGTTATGTATCGTTTTCATAAGTGCAAATTTGAAAATAAATTGTACGACATTACTATGGAAAACAACACAAACTTCCTAATAACACAATGTAAATGTGGTAAAACTAATATGGTTAGAGTACATAGAGAAAGTGAAATGTACAAAGATTGGATTAACCTTTAAATCAGAATAAGATGAAACAAACAGCAGTAGAGTGGTTAATTAAAATATATCTACAAACAAATAAGATAGATAGTTTTGACATTGAACAAGCCAAAGCAATGGAGAAGGAGCAGATAATTAAGGCTTATGAAACAGCAATGGAAACTGATATTTACAATGAGCCATTGAAGATTGGTAAAGATTACTACAAAGAAACCTTTAAATCAGAATAAGATGGAAAAAGAAACCGATATGAACTACGTAATAGTGTGCACTGGGTGCAATGGTGATGGCACGTATGAGGACGGACCAGACTGCAGTAGACCTGCTTCCGATTGTTGTGGGGGTTGCTTTAAAACAAAAGTGTGTGACGACTGCAGTGGCTCTGGAGAATTAGAAGTTGATTACATGGATATTCTGAGTATTATATCAGCTAAAAAAATTCAAATCGAAATACGGAGTGTGATTCAGAAGCATAAATTTGGAATACAATCCCTGCTCTCACAATTATTAGATGATGAGGAGCAGTTGAAATCGTTCTTTGGTGAATTAATTACCGAGGCCTTAGATGAGGAAGTATAAAACAAGCAAAAAGTAAAAATAGCGTAGCCTTGATTGGTTACGCTATTTTTGTTTATACTAATTCATAATAATTCCAGAAATGAGCGAAAACGCAATTTAAACACGAAATAACAACACTTCATTAGTTTTGCAATACAAAGTTCATCTGTGATAAGATAAAGGTGTTAATAAATAAATGTAGAAATATTTGGAAATGAAAATAATAATCCTATATATTTACACGTTCATATGTCTATTGGGGAGCGGTGATTTTTCTGTTTGACCTGCTCCCCTTAAGACCTAAATTAAATGCAATGGATAATTTAAAATTAAAGAAATTAGGCAAAATATTATTAGGGACTGTCCTGCTCCCTATATTGCTTGTTACCTATTTTGTTGACCGATTCATCTGGGTAGTATTGTGCATGGGTAACGGACCTACAATAGTTGAATATTTTAATGACTTCAATTATATTGGTAATTCGCTCCTGCGATCCGCTATGTTATTTATCTTTTTATATCTGTACTCATGGTTAATGTAATAAAGGTCGAAGAAAGGTTAATAAAGGCCTCCGAGATAGTTTCAAATATTAACAACCCACGAACTATTCGTCAAGACAAATTTAAAAAATTGGTTCAATCAATAAAGGACTTTCCAGAAATGCTGAGTATTCGGGAAATAATAGTTGATGAAGCTCTGATGATTCTGGGAGGAAATATGCGATACAAAGCCTGCTTGGAAGCTGGTTTGAAAGAGCTCAATGTTAAGATAGTAAAGGGACTTACAGAGGACCAAAAAAAAGAATTTATCATTAAGGACAATGCCAATTATGGTCAATGGGACTGGGATAAACTGGCAAATTCATTCGATGAAAATAAGCTCTCCGACTGGGGAATGAACGTTTGGCAACCAGATGAGCATAATACATGGAGTGCGGAAGAAGAAGACCAAACGGATATAAATAGCTTAGACTTATCCGAGGACGCTCCAGAAGGCTCAGACAAGTCCTATGAGGAAGGTAAAAAAGTTATACAACTTGAATTTCATATAGACGATTACGACGAAGCTAATAGCCTTGTAACCTTCATGAAGTCCAAACAATACGATATAGGAGAAATATTAATTAAGGCAATGACCAAAGCTCTGCAAAATGGAAATTAAAAAAGTAAAAATATCTAGTTTAACAACACACGAAGCGAATCCAAGATCCATTGATGAATACAAATTTAAATACCTTAAAGAAAGTATTCAAGAATTTCCGGAAATGCTCGAATTAAGGCCAATTGTAATTAATAAAAAAGGGCAAATACTTTGCGGTAATATGAGGTATTTAGCTTGCAAATCATTAGGCTTTAATGAGATTCTAGTAAAAGAAATAGATTTCACCGAAGCTCAAGAAATGGAATTAATGGTCAAAGACAATCTGAGCTATGGAGATTGGGACTGGGACGTTTTAGAATTTAGCTGGGACTTAAATATGATAGATAAGTGGCTCGGCAGAGATCCTATTGACTATTCTGAACTTGATGTCCTTGATTACGCAGATGCACTTGATGGCCTGCACGATGGAGTAAAGAAAGCTATTCAAATAAAAATAATTAACTCTCACTATGTTCTAGCCAAGAAGCTGGAAAAAGAATGCCGAGATAAAGATATTTACATTGGTGGCGAATTTCTAAATGAGCTCAATAAAATAAAGCAGGCAGATGGAAAAAGTTGAATTAATAAAAGTCGAACACAACTGCAAAGTAGGTGATAAGCTAGGCGATATAAGGCCTAATATTACCGAGGACTGCATACTAATTGAAAGTGGTGTAGAAATCGGTTTTTATATTCGTGATGTTCGTCAACATTCTGATAAGCTGGCTAAATTTCTCGCAATTGCAAATAGAGAATTTAGGTCAAAAAGAGTTCCAAAGTCTATAATGACACGTTCATCTGCAATGTTAGCAAGAAGGGAAGGAGGTCAAGGAGTCGAACAATACTCAACAATTATTGGAAGCGTTCCACCTAAGCCACATATGAGGCGACCATATCCAACAAGAAGCTCTGTTCACAATGTCAAAACAGCAGAAATATTTGTTAAAAGTATGTGGATATTAGCTCTAGAATGCGGTGAACTTATTAAAAAAATTACTCCTACTATCTATGCCGAACAAATTAAACTTATTGAGGATAACGTACCAAAGGAATGGCGATTTGGAGAATTATGGACTAGCTCTATCTCTAATTTTAACATTGCTGCAGCTTACCATAGGGACACTGCAAATCTGTTAGGGGTTAATGTGATTTTATCAAGAAGGGAAAATTCATACGGAGGCGATTTATCAGTTCCGGACTATGATGCAGTTTTTCATTCTGGCGATTTTTCAATGTTGGTTTATCCTGCTTGGAAGTCATTGCATGGGGTTACAAATATAGTTCCAACTGCCCTTGGTGGTTACAGAAATAGCCTTGTATTTTATCCTCTTAAAGCGTTCAAATACGATGAAATTGACGTACAAAAATGAGGTATTTACAAAAATACACAAAACATCGTGAGAGGCAAATAGAGGCCTTTAGAGGGACTTTCTTTGTTCTAAGGTATATGGCTATTAAAAAATTGCGATGTGCAAAACGCTATCTACCACAAGGCTACCAAAGAGGCAAAAATTATTTGAAAATTGCTTAACATGTGCGGAATTGTAGGATATATTAGTTCAAAACCATGCGAAAAAGATAGATTTAAAATATTTAAATTAATCAAACAATCTAGAATTAGAGGCCTTCACTCCTTCGGTTTATCGTATGTAAAAAATGGCGAAATACATACTTCAAAATACTTCCAAAACGAATTTTCCAAGATACAAATACCACTTTCCAATGCATTGATTTTTCATAATCGATATTCCACTTCTGGTGATTTTCGGGACCACAAAAATAATCAGCCTATACAAATTGGTGATACAACTATGGTATTTAATGGTGTTATTGATATGCGCACAAAGAGTGAAATGGAAATAGCATGGGGTGTAAAAATTGACTCGGATAACGATGGTGAAGTATTGCTCCGCAAATCTGAATGCAACCCAGAAAGTATACTGCAGATAATTAAAGAACATGGTTCATATTCTGGTTTAATAATCAAGTCTATTAAAAATGATATTCGGTTATATGCTATGACAAATGGTTATCGACCATTGTGGCTCTTTCAAGACCAAGATGCTATATTTTTTGCTTCAACTAAAGATATTTTCATTCGTGCACTGGGTGATGTCGCTCCAGTTCCAATAAAAAGTAATAAGTTATTACAATGGAAAATTACAGAATAAGGTCGGCAAATTATCTTGATGTAGATGTTCTAAAAGCCATATACAAGCAGGAGAAAGAGCATATAGGCAGTTTTAATCTGTATCAAATCTGGGATAACTTCCTTGCTGGTAAAGGACCTAACAAATTTATAATAGTGGAAGGGGAAGAGCCTATAGCGATGTGTAATTATTCTTACTCGATCCGGAAAAATTGCTATGTGATAAATGATGTGGGTGTACTAGCTAATCACAAAAAAAAGGGAGTAGGGAGGCTAATAGTTGAAGCAATCAAAAGTAAGGCGCATAGGGAAGGTAAACAGCTCGTATTGAAATGTAACTGCGATAATAAACCTGCTAATCAATTTTACGAGAAAGTCGGTATGAAGCTCAAAGGAATTAATTACACTAGGTCAAAAGGGGTAAAGCAAAACATATGGATAATCTGACAAAATATTACGAATACCATATACGAAGCTCAGCTATTAGGGACATTGACCCTGCTAATGATACGCTTATATATATTGCTGATAGATTTGATTTGAATATTGAGCAAAGATACTGGCTAGCCTTCCTATATGCTTCAACGTACTCGGCAACGTCTGCATACTATATTTACAATGAATTTCCAGACTACGAAAATGTAGATCTAAATAGGCTCCAGAAATGGTGGGAAAGTAAAAAGAATCTGGTAATCTTTCAAACAGACAGAAGGAGAGTGAAATCATCAAATCAGTTTGTTCAATCTTTCGTTTCTTACAAGGAATTAATAGGGACTAAAAAACAACATGAGTTCTTTCTTAGTCTAGTTGCTGACTCCACTGACCAAACATACGATAATGTGTATAAGGTTGCTGAACAAATATACACTTTTGGTAGATTTACCCTATTTATATATTTAGAGATGCTTTACGTACTAACTGAGCTTCCGCTAGAGCCATCTACGCTCGTTTTAAAGGACGCTGAGTCATGTCGTAATGGTGTAGCACTCGCATTCGGTTTAAATGCGCTGAACACACACAGAAACGATAATAAGCTAAACAATGAACAGATGGAGCTCCTTCAATCAAAGTTTTCTGTAATTAAAGAGCACATCAGAGGTCTTGATATTGAACACAAAAACATTTGGAATATTGAGACTACTCTATGTGCATACAAGAAGTGGAGGTTAGGTAAAAGGTACATCGGCTACTATATTGATCGTGCAGGCTCGGAAATACAACAAATGAGCAATTTAATTAAAGACGGAGTAGATTGGACTCCCTTATGGGAATTTCGAAAGGAAACGTATAACCATAACCTACTAAATGAGCTTAAACAATGAGACAACCTCAACAACCCATAGTAATACTTTTAATAGGTAATCCCGGCACTGGAAAGACTTGGGTGTTGACTTCAATAATCAAGCAATTTAAATGCCTAAAAAGAATGAAATACGGAACAATTTATGTTCATTCTTCATCTAATGTAGTGGCGGTCGGCAAATATGATGGCACAATGTTTCAAGGTACGGACCGACTTTCTCGAGCAGTAATGAAAGATTATGACAGATTTATTGCTGAAATGAATGACAAATACGTAATTTTAGAAGGCGATAGATTTATGAATACTAAAGTAATAGAACACTCCTGCAGTCCTTTTATAATTAAGATTACTGGAGATGGTTCAAACGGAAGACAAAGAAGGGAAAGCAAACAAACAGAACAGCACCTTAAAAGGATGGCTACAAGGAACAATAACATAACAGCACACATTGAGGTTGCTGGCTCGGAAGAGGCCTTAAACTACATAAGTGCAATAATAAATAAGCTATGAATACAGAAGCGGCAAGTGACAATAGTGACAACCTAAAAAAGAGCATGCTCAAAGCACTCGAATCTTCACTGGGAATCGTAACCACTGCATGTAAGTCGGTCGGTATATCTCGTAACACTCATTACAGATGGCTAAAAGAAGATAAGGAATACAATGCTGATGTAAATGACCTTACTAATGTAACATTAGACTTCGCTGAGTCCAAGCTACATGA